GTACTCATATTTGCCTCTTTATCCATTATCTCTTGCCTTCTATGCATGGCGGCAAGCGCAGGATCGTAACTCATGGTATCTCCTAGACCAGGCCGTATCTTTTGGCCTCTTCTAATGTTACTTTGTAAAAGGTCTCCTCGTTCAGATTCCTTCTAATACATAGTAGGTCTAGTCTCTCCTCTGTCAAGTAGGAAGCTCTATCTAGCTGAGCCTTAATCTCCAGAGCGTCAGAATTTAGGTGCTTTCCTTGGGAAAGAGCAAGCATAGCTCCTGTTGCCTGGATCGCTAGGGCATCGAAATCCTCGGCCTTTCCCTTCAATAGGGCAGCTACCTTGTTTAAACATTTAGTTATTTCTGCCTCGTGGTGTGCTGCGCGGGTCTGTAGGGTCGCTTGGACCTCTCCTCCGGGCAGAACAAATACCTGGGTTGTGTCTCTTACTGGTGCTTGGGCCATTATTCTTCCTCTAGGGAGGAAAAGCCCCCCTTCTTCACTATTGTCTTCCTGTTGGGAAATAGCTGTTTGAAATGATCTTGGTGCGTAATCACGTACACACTGTTGTACTGTTCCTTCTGCTGATTCAGAAGGGTTACTATAGATTCGATTCCGGCCTCATCAATGGACTCGAAAGGTTCGTCCATGAATCTGAAAGGGATCTGCTTGTCTGCTCTCAGGGCAGCAAGCTCCCCCAAAGCCAAGGCTATGATCAGGTTGGCTCTGGCTCTCTCACCTGATGAGTTACTAGCGTAGGAACCTCCGCCGTGTTTCTGCGAAACCTGTATGTTAAACCTTTCCTTACTCTTGCCACTCTTGAGAGTGTCCTTGGTATGGAAAGTGATCTCCATCTCCCCGGAGGTGATCAGGTCGGCGTACTTCTTAGCAAACTGGTTGAGAAGAGGCGTAACATGCTCCAGCATGAAACTGCGAATCCCCTGGGGGGAGAAACTATCTACCCAAAAGCTGAGTATTTCTGAGGTCTTACGAAGTTCGTCTATTTGCGTTACCAGCTTATCACAATCCTGTTGCTTATTGATGAGGATCACTTCCTCGGATTCCACCAAACTTAAGTAAGGATTGTCGTCCGACTCTAGCTCCACCTTGCGGGAGGTCATTTGAGTGATACGCTGGTCGAGATGACCCACCTCCACTGCAGCCTCCATAGACTTTCCTAGGTCAATGCTGGCTTGTGCCTCTTGAGCGCCAAAGTCAGCTGCGGCTATGGTGGCCTCTCCTAGCAAGTCCAACGTCTCCTGCAATTCTGTTTCCTTGCGCTTCCTGGTAGCTTTGGAGCTGCCCTCAATAGTCTCAAGTTTGATTTGCAGAAGACGCTCTTTCTCTTTGAGAGCTGTTCTAAGCTCCAGGGCATGATCTTCGCTTACTACTTGGTAACAGGCAGGGCACTGTCCTGCGAACCCGTCTAGCGTGTTCATAGCCAGGGCTATCCCCTCGAAGCGAACATCTAGCTCCACCTTGTCCTCGCTGAGCTTGATAAGCTTTTCAGCGTAGTGCTTTTCAATCTTCTTGATATCAAGAAGAAGCCTACCCTGGTTAGCGTTTGACCCTTCCACCAAAACAGAAAGCTCGCTCTTACGCAAACGTCGAGCATCTTCCTGTAGGGCTACCAAAGAGTGCCTCCCCCTGGTTGTCTCCAGAGAGGCGAGGGCACCCTCAAGCTCCTCTAGCTTTTCCTGCCTAGTATTGGCGTAGTCCTCTTCCTTGGTCTCCAGGTCTACCAGCCGGGTTTTCACCTCTGAAATAGAGATAAGCATATCTGACATACGACTAGACTGCACCATAAGCGCCTCTGAAGCCGCTCTAGACCGCCTTCTAGCCTCCTCAGAGGCTTTTCCTAGCGCTTCTGTGCGGAGTAGCTTCTCCAGCAGAGTCTTTACCTCGGCGTCTGTCATGGTAGCCACGTTGACGCCTGCTCCCGGCATCATGGCACAGAACGTAGTGAAGTCCAGCCCCAAGATCTCCTCGATCATGGTCTGGGTGTCCGCTATGGAGGCCCCAGAGGACTCTACCCCGTTACACTTGAGAATCAGGTCGTTGGGCTTGTGGTCGGCGTCCTCCTTGTTCCTGCGGAGCCTAATCACCTCGTAGTTGTGCCCGCTGTCGGTGAAGGAGACCCCCACCTTACAGTTCTTGTTCACCTTGTTGTGAACAACCTCGTCACTACCAAATCCACGGACAGTATTCCCCCACAGAGCCCAAGTAAACGCATCCAAAGGCAGAGATTTGCCAGACCCATTGCTGTCAGCTTTGGGGGCATCCTCATTCCTGCCTAGGATGAGAGTTAAACCTTGATCTGCTAAGGGGAGTTCTATGTCCCCGATAGAGCCAAAGTTACTTATCGTCAGGTTCTGGAACTTCATTCCCCAACATCTCATCTACAAGAGCGCCAGCCTGGCCCTCTACAGTAGTCGCAAGCGATGCCAACTCTTCTTCAGAAATGGCCTCTACGCTAGGCTGCTCCACAATAGCTGTGGCACAGAACGATAGGAAAGCCTTGTACTCGCCCCCTCCGAACACAGCCTTGTCGTGCTTCTTAAGGCCCTCCAGAATCAACTGATAGATGATGTCTGAAATGTGCGCAGTGGGCACCTCATCGCTGGAATCCACATGGAAGTTGATATCTGCATTTATGGCGATATGGTTGTCTGAAACCACCAAGCTAACGCCGTTTGTCTTACCACTCATAATCCTACCTCTTTCAAAATGTCCTTGCCTACGCGAAGGACTTCTTCTTTGTTTAAACCCTCTGGCAACTTACTCTCAACCCATTTGTCCACCACTGCCGTTGGGCTTAGTTGCGTGGTGTCTAGGGAAAACTCTGTATCTTCTTCATCGGTGTCGATGACTATCTCAGGAGCGTTGTCTAGCTCCCATTTCACTCTAAGCTCCTCGCGGTCGAGGTACTTGTCTTTAGTAATGTTCTTTACGAAGTCATTCGCCTTCATCATAGAAAGCTCCCCACGACTTGTCTTGCCGTCTCGTGTCACCACAAACTCGGGAGCGTAGGTAGGGATCTGCTCGAAATCTACCTTGCCTTTGTCTACCTTGACGTGCAAATAGCCTCGGCTTCCGTAAGCATCTCCCCAATTGTGCTGGTGGGTAGCTCCCACAAACCATCCGTTAGCAAACAGCTGCTGGTGCTCGTGGAAGTGTCCGAAGAAACAAGCAGCAAACTTATCGTGAGGCACATCCGGAACAGTGATGTCCGATTCGCTGATGAGAACATAATCACTTCCTACTGTAGCGCCCTGCATCCCAAGATGAGAGAAGAGGATGGTCGGGTTAGCCCCCATCTCGGCCAAGTCTCCTGCAGCCTTCAAAGAGGACTTAGCGTCCTCCAGGCTGTCTGTGTACGGAATGAACACAAAGTCTACGGCTTGTCCCACCCCAATCTGACAGAACACCTTGTCGTAGACATGAATGTAGTCACTAAGCTCTCCAAGCCCCACCAGGCTGTGGACATTGCCTTTGCGGTCGCCCATATCGTGGTTGCCGGGAATCATGTAAAGCTGTATATCTTCGTCGGCAAACTTGTGTAGCCTATCGACTACAACGTGCCTAACATCGGTAGCAACAGAGGTTCTTCGATGAAACAAGTCTCCACAGAACACAACGTGCTTAATGTCGCAGTCTAGTGCGTACTTGAGGATTTCATCGAGAACCGCTGCAGTGTCAGCAAGCCGCGAGTTATATAGCCCTCCCAGACCCGGAATAGTAGTCCGCGTTGCACCATAAGGATGATTATGGGCATGCAAGTCTGAGAAGACTAGAAACTCGAACGGCTTAGTCATTAGAACCCGTAATGTGCTCTGACCTGAGCTTCGATTACATCGAACTCGTCAGGATTGTTTTTGAACCAATCAAGCGCACCATCGCGTCCCTGACCTATGTTCTCGTTGTTGTACTTGTACCAGGCACCGCTCTTTTCGACGATACTCAGTGTAGTAGCTGCGTCCAGGATCTCTCCTGCCTTATTGATGCCATATCCGAACACGATATCAAACTCACACTTACGGAAAGGGGGAGCTACCTTGTTCTTCTTCACCGTACAGCGTGTACGGCATCCTGGCACGTCGTCGCCCTTCTTGATGTTCCCAATACGAGCAATCTCTACTCGCTGGGTTGCATAGAAAGGAAGGGCCTTGCCACCAGCGGTGACGGTTGGGCTTCCAAACATGACGCCAATCTTCTGGCGCGTCTGGTTGATAAAGACCAAGGTGGTCTTCGACCTATGTACTGGTCCTGCAAGCTTACGCAGGGCCTGACTCATCATTCGAGCCATTGCCCCTACGTGGTAGTCTCCTACCTCTCCTTCAATCTCTTTGAGTGGAGTGAGCGCTGCAACTGAGTCAATAACCACAATGTCAAAAGCATTCGATTCAATCAACTCCTGCGCAATGTTTAGAGCCTGTTCGCCGTTGTCTGGCTGAGACAGAACGAGGTCGTCCATATCTACCCCCAACTGCTGTGCGTATTCAGGGTCCAGTGCGTGCTCAGCGTCAATGAAAGCCGCCAAGCCTCCAGTCTTCTGAGCCTCTGCGATGGCGTGCAAAGTGAGGGTTGTTTTGCCGCTCGCCTCGCTACCATAAATCTCCACCATACGTCCACGAGCCCAGCCGCCAACACCAAGTGCTGCATCCAGACCGAAGGAACCAGAGGAGATAGTCTCAATGGTGATCTTTTCCATGTTGCCATAGACACCAATAGTGCCTTTGCCATGATCCTTATTGAGCTTCTTTATCAAGGCTTCACGAGCCTTGAGTTTATCATCACGATCCATAGTTACTCCTTTAAGTAGCCTGGAGGACCGCCGCTACCCCTCAGCTGCGGCGGCCCCCCTACTACACCCCACTTAACCGTTCAGGCCCTGTCGCATTTGCTCTTCGAGATCCGAAGGTGCGATAGTTTCGCTCTCTGCATCAGTTGAAGGCGCAGGAGCAGGCAGGCTAGCAGCGGAGCCGGGAAGAGAACTCACGTAATCGGATGCTCGACCACCGTCTAGCAGCGACAACATTCCATCTCTATCCAACGTGAACCCAACCTTATCAAGGGCTGGAAGTTCAAGGTCATCAGCAAAGCCCGTGTCCGAAGCATCCAAGTCAGGATACACCTCGTAGCGAGTCTTGATTCCTTGACCACTCTTGTTGATACGGATACCACGACCCTCGTGGAGGTCCGTAATGTCCTTACCGGACGAGTGAATGATTCCCAAAAGGTTATCAAAGATTGTCAAAGGACAAGCATAGATCTGGACCTTAGGATCACCGACCGAGAAAGGAACGTCCGTGTCAGGGCGAGACTGCTTGAAATCAGCTACGTCTGCTGCCGTGTACACAGGGTCGCCTTCGGCCACGATGTTCAAGAAGTAGGTCTTCTTGGCACGAAACTCTTTAGCAAGCTTCTGTGCTTCTGCGTTGGACTTATCCTGACGCAAAGACTGCACCAACTCACAAACGGCACAATCGCCTTCGAGATCTGGTGTTTCCTTTGGACATAGGACGGGTCCCTTCTGGTCAGCACTAACATTCCAATGCTGTGCGACCTCTCTCCAGAACTGGCCATCGAGACCTTCGTCCCACTGTGGCATAACTCGAATCTTGTTGTTACCAAGCTCGGGCCTCCAGAACTTAGCCGACGATCGGTTTCCCCCTCGTGACAGTTGCTCTTCAGTTCGTTTCTTTTGTGCGTTTACTTTATCTAATAGACTCATTGTTTATTTACCTTGTTTGTATTGTTGTTCTTTTAGCGATATATCTGATAATCCCTCAGCGCGATAAGTAGCACCCATTTGGATGAGCATATCACGCCGATGAATCATAGCTTCTTTGGCCGCCTTAAGCAAGCCTGTATTACGTTTTGCATCCAAATACTCACCATGAGTTTTGGTGTACAGTGGGTCAGTAATGACGGTGTTCTCCACCATCTTCTCTGTCATCTTGACACCCGCTGCTTTTCCGTTTGTGCGATGCATATGATCTAGCCTCGCATAAGTTCTTGCCAGTTCTTCTTTGGCACGACCCTCTTTGTCTAGGGCTAGCTCGAAAGCTGTGGCGTACCAGGCAAATAGCTGTGGGTGGTCCATGAAGCACTCGTTAATGTGCTGACTTCGCACGTCTATGTGCTCGTTTAGGTGGTTTGGGAACGTAGTATCCCCAATCCTGAACACGTCGAATAGTTCTAGTTGTTCTTCTTCTTCACTCATGCTGCGAGTCCCTTCTTTTCGGCCCAACTCGTCGTGGAGTAGGCAAACTCTACTTTAAGAGGAACTAGGAATTCAAAGTCTTCCATTACATCCCTCTTCTTGTTAAGGAGCCCTAGCTCCTCCTTATGAACATAAGACTGAATCTCATCATGCACAAGGTTTACAATCTTAGAATTTGTGTTTTTGAACACTTCTTCGTGAACCCTGACCGTAGCGAACTTGAAAATGTCCGCAGCGGTGGACTGAACGACGAAGTTAGGGGCCTGGCGCTGAGCGCGACCCGCCATCCACTTGCCTTCCTTGCCCATAATCTTGACTGCGTTCACATGCGGCAAGTGGCGTATCCTACCGAAAGAATTAGGGATTTCGGCGTGCTTGGAGGCGATACGGCTGCAACGAGCCACGAAACGCTTCACACCTCGATACTTACGGAAGTACTGGTCAATGAATCCCTGGCAGGCATCAATCCACTCGCTCTCAGGAACCTTTAAGTAGCGCTCGGGGCGTGCAATCTGCCCAGAGAGGCCCGGAGCCCCAACACCGTAGATGATACCGAAGTTGATGGTCTTAGAAACGTCTCGATAAGCCTTGAACTTCTTGTAGTACTCATGGTTCTCGTCCTTGAGGACCTCAATGGTCTCGTCGTAGTTCAAATCGAACATCTCACATGCAGTACGAGTATGGATATCCTGGTTCTTGGAATAGGCATCCAACATGATGGGATCTTCAGAAAAGTGGGCCGTCAAGCGGACCTCAACCTGCGAATAGTCAGCAAAGACGAAATAGTAGTCGTCTGGGCAGACAAACGCCCTGCGGATACGAGTATCGTTCCGTGGGATGTTCTGAACGTTGGGCTCCCTGCAACTCATGCGGCCCGTGGTCACGTTCTGGTTGAAGTTCATGTGGATATAGTCCTCGTCATCCAACTTGTCCTGAATACCGATAGCATAGGTATTCATAATCTTGTTTGACTCACGGAGGTACAGAATATCGCTGACTACGGGATAGTCCTTGGCCAACTCTTTGAGAACCTTCTTGTCAGTGGACCACTTTCCAGAAGATGTCTTCTTGACAAACTCAACACCCTGAGATTCCAGGGCAGCGGCTAGCTGGTCGGCGGAACCCAGGTTGATAGGACCTAGAACCTGGTGAATCTTAGCTTCCGTCTCGAAGCATTCCTTGCGAAGCTCATCTTCCAAGTTGTGCAAATACTTGCGGTCAATCTTGGCCCCGCCTTCCTCTGTCTCGAAGAGCGTCTTGCAGAGTTTGATCTCGTTGAAGTAAACCTTTGCTAGAGCTTGGGTCATGTCCAACTCTTTCATCATCTTCTCGTACAAAGCATAGGTCAAGAAGGTATCCATAGCCGCGTATTCGGCCATTAGCTCGATAGGAACGAATCCGTAGTGGATATCCTCCTTGCCAACACCGTTATCGGGGTGGTCTCCTAGCTCGTGCTCTATAATCCACCGCTTCAATGGTGAGCGCTTCTTGTCTTGGTGTGCAATGTCAGTCTGGAGCACGTCTGCGCGTGCCATAACAAGGTCTTTGAAGGCATCTCGGTGAGCCTTGGCCTCTGCCGCTCTCCAATTACTGATTTCCTTCTCTGACTTGGCCGCCTCTGGGCCAAACAAGCCTTTGTGACGCTGACGCATGGTGTCCGTCCACCCAGAGGAGATTACCTTGAGGGCTGCCGGGGCGTTCTCGTCGTGAAGGTGCCACAGGAACGTGGTATCGTGGAAAGGCGTGTTGATATCAATGTTATCAGCCTTGTAGAAATGCATATCAAACTTGGCGTTATGCCAGATGGAGAACACGTCCTGCTGGTTGAAGAACTCTTGTAGCTGGGGACGCAGCGCGTCCATGTCCAGCTGCTGGGGCTGCTCTCCCCCAAGGTAGGAATCCACATGACGGACAGGCACGTAAAAGTGCTCCTTGTTCCAACCGAAGGACATACCTACAATGCGATCCTTGTCGTACCAACGGAAGCCGCTGGTCTCAGTGTCACACGCTACCTTCTTCTGCCCCATAAGAATGTCATAGAAGGCATCCCACTCCTGCGGAGTATGAACCAAGTAAAGCTTGGATCCGTCCAACCCGTCCTTTCTGCTGAAAGGAACCTGATTGAGCACGTCGTATTCCCAGCCGTCAATCATCTTCTATCCCAAAAGTATCCATAATAGCCGCTGCCAGTTCTAGGTTCTCTAGGTAGAACAAAGTGTAACTAACATCATCCTCTTTTATTCTAGTAGCGTTCGCTATGATCTGCCCCACACGGAGGTCAGGGTACTTCTTCCACACCTTACAAACAGCATCTAACACTGGCTGAGGATTTCTATCTAGCTTCTTCATTTCTTGCGGTTCTTCCAGTCGCGCCACAGCATCCAGCCCACAGCGCCTGCTCCGCCACTAAAGAACATTATTACTGCTAAACCTAAATAAGGACTATTCACGGCTTGTATTTCTTTCCTTGGTATTCCGCTCTACGCTGCATACCGTGCCCACCAAATCGGTCGGCGTCCTTCATTACCATTTCCTTGGTGTGGTCTGCTGAGCGCTTCATAAGGATAGCAGCCTTGCCGTCCTTGTCGGCCATCTCATAGGTACTAAGCATGGGAGAAGAGATTCCATCTACAGAGCAGTTCTGCATACCACACTCGGCGCACTCCACCTCGGACTCTTCGCCCGTCTTGTAGAGGTCCTCGAACACAGCGTCACAGTCGTTGCACACAAAGTTTTTAACCATCCAACCCATAAATCCTCACTGATGCAGTCCGTACATAGCCCTAGTTTGGGCGATAAGTAAATCAATATCATGTATGCTAGTCATCTTAGCCCTGTGGATAAGAGGCGCACACTTCTTTACGCTCCCATCCGGGATCGCATAAACATCTACCCCGAAGTTCTGCAAAGGCGTGGTGTACACCACAGAGATGTCAACCCAGGTGTGGTTGGCGTCTGTATTGGTCCAAACACGGAAAGCATGACAACCCTTAGCCATGTAGCAGTGGTAGCTCTTGGTCACAGACCACCGGGGTTCAAATCCGAACTGTTCTAGGAAATTGTCCATATCCTTATAGACCCACCTCTTCGGCAGGACTTCGCCAGAGAGCGCATCAAAGGCTCTCGTAGCTATGCGGTCACACAAACGCTCCTCGTTTACGTGGCCTATCCTAGCATAGGGCTTCCAGGTATCCTCGAACTCTTTCACTTACCAGTGCTCCCAAATCCGCCAGCACCTCTGGCTGTCTCTCCCGGAAAGGTATCCACCTCTACACACGTAGCAGGGAGGACCTTATGCAGCAACAACTGAGCTACTCGGTCCCCTGCGGCAACGGTGAGCACATCGTACTTGGATGCGTTTTGAAGAATTACCCTTAGCTCGCCTCGGTAGCCAGCATCAATAATGCCGGGGGCGTTGAGCACAAAGACATTCTGCCTAGCAGCTAGGCCAGAGCGCGAACATACCAATCCCGCATATCCTTCCGGAATGGCGATCTCGAACCCGGTCGAGACAATACCAGTGTCGCCTGGATAGATATCGACGTTGTTGGATGCATACACATCGAAGCAAGCATCATCCTCGTGTGCTTTACACGGGAGAATTGCATCGGCTACGATCCGCCTAAACTGGATTACAGCACCCATGCCCTCTTTTACATAAATCATTGTAGTTACTTTATAAGTCGTTTGGTAGCGTTGTCAACAGTTATAGTGCCCATATTGAGAACTCCATAGAGTTAACGTCGATGAGCTTGTTAGTTAATATATCGTTAAGAAGAACAGAGCCCGCTTCCCACTTCAACGTGTCGCCAGAGTCTTTGTCTGCGGGCCACGTAGCGAAGTCTGGGACGAGCACCTCGTCAAAGTGAAGTTTGAGAGTCTCAATAGCCTTGAGCATCTCACGCTTCGCATCCTTCTTATCCCAGAATAACACGGCAGAGGTAATATGCCAACTCTTTAATAGAGCTATTTGGTCATATGAAATCTTCTTCCCCAGGGTGGCATAGGCATTGAATCCGTGCCTACGAACAGCCAGGGCATCTATCAGGCCCTCTACAATGACCGCACGGTTCCCGTTGCAGGGGACGAAGGGCCACAGGGTCCTAGAAGCCTCAGAATCAGGGGCATTGAAGTACTTAGGGGTGCGGTCATCTGTGGACCTGCCTAGCCAGCTGACCAGCTTGTGGTCGCCTCCATAGACAGGGAACAGGATACGGTTGCCGATATCGCCTCGAAGCCTACGCTCCCGGTCATGCACCTTGAGAGACTTCTTGACTACATAGTGAGCCTTGGTCGCTGTCACCTCTTCGTCAGTGAAGCCACGCTCCCTGAGGTAGTTCCAGAAGCGAACCTGACCAGGGTCGGAGGGGTCAGTCATTGGCTTACTGCCAGCAGGCATGTTCCTCAGTGTACGAATGTTGGTAGGAAGGGCAACTTCGTCCTCCTCCACCTCCAGCACCTTGCACTGTTCGATAATGTGCTGCCAAGAAGGAGCCGTCTCCGAGTACTCCCGAGCCAGCTTCATCATAGCTGCGCCCCGAGTAATGTCCTCGCTGGCCGCTACGAAGTCGAACACATCAAAGTTGCCCGAGTTAAAGTCACACTTGAAGCAGTTAAAGTACTTCTTCTCATCATTGATATAGCACTTGAACTTCAGGTCATGGCACTTGGGGCAATTAATGCGTAACTCGCCGTTGCCCGAGTACTTCACCTGGAACTGGGCCTCAACATAATCCTTATAATCGAAGTCCTTACGGATCTTACGCAGAATGAGTAGGTTGCTTGTCGCCACTTACTTCCTCGCCTTTGCCTTCTTCCACCAAGTAGTGAGTTCCTCATTAAAGGTGTATCCATCGCTCTCCATCTCGCCCACCACCTGGCACAGAAGCTTAGTAGCCTTATCTCGCTCCCGCTTGTATCTAGCCGCCCTCTTCTTGAGGTTATCTATCGTCATAGAAATGGACATATCAGGCATTACTACACCAACTTCCAAACAGCTATAAGGACCGCCAACATAGCAGTAAACGCGAAACGCTTAATCCAAAGCCGCTTTTCCACCTCAGCCTTCACCACATCCACCGACGCTCGCCAGCACCTACTCCAATCAAGGAACTCCCGCCCTTCAGCGGTCTGCCGGTCAATCTCAGCGTGGTAGGCTTTCTTGGCTAGGTCGTCCAAGCGCTTCATTTTTGTCCCTCACAAACATAGTGAATGTCACAAGTCTTCAGTTGCTTCCGCAGCTGATGCCCCACGCATCCCCCAAGGGTCAGCACAAGCAGCAGCGCGACGTACCTCACGGTGCTTCACACGACGACACAATGGCGTCTGCGAAGCACGAGGTTGGCTCGAATCCAGAGCGGTTGCACATACTCATGCGGTTGTTTGCGCGGTTCAACTGGTCGTCGTCACAGCGGTTCTGGTTTAGTCCGCTCAGAGTACGACTGGCCGTAGCGCAGCCCCCGAGCATCAATAATAGTATCAGTGTGTATTTCATGTCTCCTCTTCCTCGTCTTCTGGCTTCAGAAGGTTCGCTTGTCCAATGAGTTGTCTACCAATTTGCCGCCCCCACTCGGGGGCCATAGTTACCGTAGTGACTAGGCCGCCGTTGCTAGTAATCCTCAGCGTCACCTTGTCGCCTTTGATTCCCGTCTCAATGTCTATCTCGTCGCCCTTTTTAGTGTCTCGGTCCATTGTATCGCTCCACATAGGTTCTTTCCCTACTAAGTCGCCCATCCAGTCTGATAGGTATCGTTTCGTCATATTACCTCGTAGAACTTATATAAGGCGACAACTTGAGGTTGTAAAGGGGTATAGTGGCATCACAGCGAATACAGGCAGCTTTTTTAGGGATCGCGTTGAGACTCCAGGTCCCCGTGACCTCCATAGCTCTATAGCCTACAGTTCCCTCTTTGTTAAGACCGGAGAACACCCATTTAACAACACTTGAGGCGTATTGCACCCTTACGCCATCAAAGCTTTGGCAGGCTAGACACCGGATTGCACCCTTAGGGACTAAATCACCAGCTTGTTCCGCAATGCAGATACATTGCTGACAAATGGCTTTACCCGTCAGTTCCGTCAGGATCACTGGGTTTTTCG